GTATTGTTATTATCTATAATAAAGTTTTTGGATATATTGCTATCTTCAATAAACAATGCACCATCTTCTGCTAATGTATTTGTTGTTTGGAATGTGCTAGTAGGATCTGTAATATCAATATACCTACTATGTCCTGCATGTGTTCTATTAGTTACTTTAAGTTTAGCAATATTTGTACTTTTACTTAAAGGTAGAACTTGGTAATCCTGTGCAGATACCATTCTGTCTTGAGCATAAAAAGCCTGTGGTGCTCTTTCTTTAATACCTGCGGCTGTTTCTGCCGGTAAACTATTATTAACAGAATTTTGTAATCTCATTGTTACTGTTAAATTATGTCGAACTCCGTTTGCATTATTGTACGGAATTTCTACTGTAACGTTACCTATGTCATCAGGTTGTATTTGAAATCTTTCTGCATCACTTGTTCTGTAATAAAACTTAAACGAGCCAATTGGAACTTGTGCAAAGTTTCCGTCTGCAAAGTTTAATGTAATACCACCATCGCCTCTATTTTGAATAGCATATAAACTTGAACTACCTGTTGCTTTAGTATTGTATTGTAATGTTTGACCAACTGTATTAGGTACTTTAGTCCATTTTGTTAATGTGTTACCAGTGGCATCAACTTGCTGTAAATAGCAGTCTGTTTCATTAATATCTTCTGCATTAATATCCACTGTTCTATTTTCAACAGGCTCTATAAAGTTTAATTCTGTACTTTGTAATACACCTTGTCTAAACATAAAAAAGAAACCATTATTTTTACTGCTTAATCCTAAACCATCGTTTCTATGAATCATTCCAAAGTTATTTGTAGCATCTGGATGTCTTTCGAATATTGCTTTGTTATCTGTAAAGTCTGCATTAACTAAATCAAAATCTCTATTGATACCATTAATGCTTGTTTTAAATGCGTGGGTTATTGGATTATTTAAAGGGGTATTAATTTCATATAAGTCTGTTACTATATCATCTATAGTTCCTGTTTTAACAGGCTTACTAAATCGGTTTACACTTCCAAATGCACTATTTAAAACTGTAATAAATTGTTCGTATGCATCTGAGTTATTAGCATCATTCCAGTTAATTGTTCTTGACTGTAATTGATTTCCTAAACTATCTGTTAAATCCTCAGAACTTGCAATGCTTGTAACTTTTAAAAGACCACTTGCCGCAATGTTACGTTTTGGATTATAACCCAATTGTCTTGCAAGTTTAAAAACACTATCTTTTCTTTCTGCTGTTTCTAGAAAATTCTCTCTAGTATTTACGTCCATTCTAAATGCAATACTTTGAGCCAAGTATGCAAGTAGTTCTATAATAGCAATAAATTCAGAACTTTCAATATAGTCATTGAAGTTCTCTGGGAAATTAGTTTTTATATATTCCACCATTGCTGTACGCATGGTGTCAAAATCATATGCTTGGAAGTCTACTTGGCTGTATGCCTGATAGGCTACTTCCCAATCTTCTGCCGCAAATAAATTGTTTTGTCTGTTGTTTACTGCCATTGTTAAATCTCTACGTCTGTCCTAGCATACTCAAGAAATAATCTATCTTCGTCTAGGGTTGGCAAAAACTTTAACTGTACTTGTACTCGAATCAAATGATCCTGTGTTTGAGTAAAAATTTCATCAATCTCTACTCTCGGATCTTTTTCTATAACCCTTTGCACTTCGTCTCTAATTTCTTCGATTACAAACTCGTCTAAAGGATTCATCAATATGTCATATACTGTGGTTCCGAAGTTAGGTCTCATTACTCTTTCACCTTTTCTTGATTTCAGTTCATTGAGTAAGTCTGCCTTAATCAATTCGCCGTCTATAAGAGTAAAAGGTGCCCTAACCTTTCCTATTGTACTAAACCCTTTGTAAATGTTTGCCATATCAATATTTATCACTAACAGTTAAAACTAGTTTTAATAAACCACTTTTTGAGTCATTACAAAACCAGCAAGATAAGTACATATAGGAGCAACTAGTCATAGTTGTATGTTTTACATTACATAAGGTAATTAAATGAAAAATGTTTTAGATAGATTCGAAGAAATTGTACAAAAAGCCTATTCGGCTAATAAGCAAATACAAGCAAATAACTATGAAGGGTCAACAGGTTATGGTCCTAGATTTAGAAAAATGCTTCATAAAGAAGGAAAACGAGTTCATTCTTTAGGGTTATATGATTATTATACCAAAAAGTATGTTTTATTTGAGATGGTTAACATGGTAGGTCAAAAAAATAAAGTACCGGTCGAGTTTGATTTAATGGAGAGACTTGTACAGGATGCACAACAAACCTAACTTAATTTTTGTTCACGGCAGTGGACAAAGTCAATTGAGCTATAATTTTTTACAAATATTTTTACCCGAACATAATTCATTATGTTTAGAGTATAGCACGGCTGAAGAACCAAGCGATATTTTAAAAAGATTTAAGTTTTTGGCTGACCAAGAATTTGATGGTGAGCCCGTGAGTATTGTTGCTCATAGTTATGGTTGCTTACTGGGTACATTATTCAGTAAAGAATATAAAAATGTAAATAATTTTATAGCACTATCTAGTCCATGGGAAGGTAGCAGATCCGCTAAGTGGCTAGCCTATGTTTTTAGACAAAGTCAACTGTTTAAAAATACTAATCCAGGAAGTTCCCTAATCAAGTCGATATCAGATACTTTACTAGAATTTCCGATAACTAATATTATATCCACCGGAACTACATCAAATGATGAAGTAGGTATGGGAGCACCTAACGATGGATTATTAACAGTAGAAACACAAAGAGCTGTACCCAAAGGATTTAGCGATTGTGAATCTATAGAACTTTCTGTAAGTCATAATGAATTATTATTTTCTATGGACGTTATGGAAATTATAAAGGATAAAATATTCGATGGAACAACAACTATCTCTGAATAATACTTTAGAAGAAGAACTTAGAATTTTATTAGTAGAAGAACGCAAACTAACTAATGCTTTAAGAAAAGAAATAGAAACTCTTAAAAAAATGGTTGCTGAAGAGCAAGAAGGCAAATACAGAGCCTACATTAAGTTTGCAGATTTACAAAGAGAATTTAGTAAAATTTAACTTTTAAAAAAGATACCGCCTGGTGGAGCCATTCCATCAGTAGCAAATATTTCGTATTGTTTACGTCTAAGTCTATTTGCTAACACACCCCAACCCATTCCATTTGCTTTAGGAGTTTCCTGTATGTCGTACATATCAGGCATGCCAAATAATGTTGCTTCGTAAACACGTCTCTGTTTTAGTGTTGGTCTATATGTAGAATTTGTTATCCATTGTTGCATTAAATTTGGAACTAACCTACTTGAATTACCATCACGTATAGAATTTTTTACTGCACTATTATACCAATTTTTTTCACCTATACTATTACCAAATAATGTTAAAGCCAACACTTCATTTCTAGTATGTTTGTTTCCTATTAATGAACTTGCAATAACAGTACCAGTTGTACTTAATCCAGCACTTCCTAATTGCTTAGAAACATCTGTAGTCATTTGTCCTGTTAGTCTGTGTATAATAGTATTTTTGGTTCCGTTAATAGCATAACTTCCATCACCACCTGCAATTTTGCTTAGTCCGTATTTTGTTAAACCAGACTCGCTTTCATTCATTATAATATCAGCATACTCACTTGCTGTTCTAGTCATACCTGGATTTTTAAATCCGCCTTGTGGGTCTAATATTTTACCATCGCCAAATATTGTTGCTCCAGCATCAAGTTCGTTTCTATCTAATACATGTCCATAACCAATTACTGACGAGCCACTGCTGTTTGTTGTTGGTCCTGGTATGCTATGTCCTGCACTTTGTAAAACTTGTGCTCCAGCATCGGCTAAACCGTTTTGGTCCATATTAGATGCCATACTTTGTATATCTGATGTAGCATTTTTAATGTGAGACTTATTGTAAAGTGGTTCTTTTGTTGTAGGGTCATATCCAGTTCCTACGTCAACTGAGCCGTCCTTATTAGATACAACTGCAGGTGCTGTGTCGCTTTGTACAATAGCCGCTGGTGGTGTATTTTTATTTGCAGTATCTGATTGTGTCATCTTAGCAGGATCTTGTGTAGTTGCCGTTGCGGCGGCATGTCCTGCCCACGGTTCTCTAGTTGGTATAACTTTTAATATACTATTAATTGGATCTGCTTGTCCTGTACGTTCTCCTTCTGTGGGCAACGGATTACCTTCTCCAGGTTTTCTTTCGTCATAAACAAATTCTGGTTTTCCTGCAGGAACATCATCTATATCTTCTGTAACAAAACCTTCGACAACTGCGGCTTGGTCTGCCTGTTCGGCACTTCCGCCGTTATTAAGATTAACATTACTGCCTAATATATTATTATCTCCGCCTGCTTGTGAATTAATTTGTCCACTAGCATTCTCCATAATTTCACTACCACTTATTTTATGAATGTTACCAACTCTTAAATGTCCGTCTTGTGCGGCTTCTAATTTATAATTTCCATCTGCTTTGAGATTAAACTCTTTACCTACTGTAGCATTAAAATTGTTTGTTGCTAAAAGTTCAACACCTTCACTGGCTTCTATTTTAATAGTACCTAATTCATCTTCGCCATATACACCAGCACGAATATTAATTTGTTCTCCTGCTTCGAAGTTAATATTTTTATCTGCTCTAAAGTTAATATCTTGTGTAGAACGCATATTAATATTTTCATCACTGAATACATGTATGCTACCACTCTCTGCCATTTCAACCCATGCAGTTCCTTTGCTGTTTATAATGTAGATAATACCATTTGTATCATCCATTAGTATTTGATTACCTAAGCCGGTTCTTAAACGTATATGTCTTTGGTCTAAACTGTCGTCCATAACAAATTGATGACCACCTCGTCTATTTGTTCCGTCTTTTTTGCCTGTTATTAGACTTGGTTCTTCTGGCCCGGGTGTTAATATACCATATACTTGTGAAGGACTTTCTCTCCTTGCACCAGCAGTTGTTACACCTCTAATAGGATCATTAATTAATCCTTGGTCTAATATTGATTTTGTTAAAATATGATGTAAAGGTCTGTTTGCATTCTTACCCTGGTCTGGATCATCTTCTCTTCTATTTTTTTCTGCAACTGGTAAAGGCAAACTACTACCATATGTTGTTCCTGAAGGAATTCCCGGAACCATGTTTTGCATTTGATCCGGAAACATACATCCTATCACAATAGGATTCTTTTTCTTGCCATCTCCAAAAATAACTAATACAAAGTTACCTGGATCCGGTGGTACCATCCACATACCATATGTTTTTATTGTTTCGTCATAACTTCTTACATTCTTACCAATTTTTTCTGTTGGTGTACTTCCTGCAAATGGAGAACTCCAATATGCATTATAATAACCATTTGGGTCATCTCTATCTTTAGCCAACATAGGAATATACACTGGAATACGACCACTATGTGTATCGTCTTTTGGTCTTACAATAACTTCAGCCAAGTAGATGCCGTGATCCAACTCTGCATTTTCTCTTAGTTTCTCTACAGGGTTTTTACGCCTGTGTTTAAAGAAGTCCGGGGTATATGCCATTAGTTATTGTCTCCACGTTTTACTAATACCTGTGTGTTACTTATAAATTCTAATTTTAGTTTGTACATTTTTACAAACTCGTTTACGGCTTGTATTACTTCGGGCCACTTATCTTCGTAATCATCAAATACAATTATGCCATCTTCTTTTAGATATTTTAATAAAATCTTTGCATGGTTTAATG